CTGCGTCACATATGCCTGAAGATCCGCCTCGGTCTTGTTCATAATCAATCCGAACACACTCTTGAGAGCATCACGACAAGCCTGAGGCGTAGATGATTTGACCGCCTCAATGCCTGTCATCTTCAGTTTGGCAGTTTCATATGCCACACCTTCCTGGTTCCAGACGTTGAGAATGTAGCGCTTCTTGGCAGTCCAAATTGCCTTGTCAGCAATGCATTCTCGCTTCATCGCCATCTTCTGGTCAAAGGCACCAACACGATCTGCAAGATCCTGATATGACTTATCAATGAATGGCTCGAACTTTTCCTTACATGCCTTGTCAAGCCAAGCTACAATCTTCTTGGTATCGGATTGATCCTCAAAGACCATATCGACAAGGTTTGCAAGAGTAACATAAATCGAGTCAGTATCGGAAGCTACGATGTAGTCAAACCCATCAGTCTTGCATAGTTTGTTGAGATACTCATTCATGCGGTCCGCAATCCAACGAATGGACAACTGACCCGACATTGTAATAGCCTCAGCGTGGTTGATGTCAAACCAGCGGAAATATTTGTTACCAAGTGCACCATAAGCAGAGTTTAACTGGTTCTTTTTAGCCAATTGAAGGTTGTCAAGCCGAGAAATTTCCTTGAGCAATTCCTTGTTCTTGGTCCGTTCATATTCCTTCTTGGCCTCAAGCATCTGGCGTTTATAGACAACACGATCATCGTACATCTTGGCCATGATAGCAGCCAAGAAACCTTGCCGGTCCTTTGCATAAGCACAGCCATTAGCCGCTACAGAATAGCCAGTATTCTTGAGTTCACACCCATCAAGGACCTGATCAATTGACGGCCAACCAAGAATCCGCTCGACAAACATTTCAGGTGAAATATTGTACTGTTGGATCAAGTGAGGATATAGACTGTTCAAGTCAAAACTGACCAACCAGCGATGCATTCCAGTCTGAACATCCTTGACATAACCACCAACCAAGTCTGATACAATCGAAGGTGACTTCTGAGGCACGACGATATTCTGTTCCAGTAGATAGTTATGAATGATAACATCCCACTGGTTAACTGAAGCAAGAGTATCAGTATAGTTGACCTTAGCATCATATGCCATAGCAAAGACCAACTCAATAAGTTTCATCTCGTCCTCGAGCAGATCCACTAGGTGAACGTCATGGATATTGTACTCGATGTACCGCTGGAAGTTTCGAGCATACAGATCATTGAGATTGGCATAACCCTCATCTCGATAGTCGATCTTTTTCTGCTTTAGTTCTACCGCAGCAATATGATCAAGGCGATATGATTCCTGGTTTGTGTATGTAAACTTCTTGTACAGTGCCATATAGTCGAGAACGGCAATGCCCTTCATTTCATATGAAGCAACCTTCTTGCCTTTGATCTCAACATCATATGGTCTAATCTGACCCCATGGACTTAGGCGCTTGACCGCTTCCTCACCGAGAATCTTGATGATACGACCGACCAAATATGGTACGTCAAAGAACTCTACGTTCCAACCTGTAAGAACGTCCGGTGAATAGTCAGACGAATTCCAGACACTGAGGAAGGTCTGTAGAAGAGCCTGTTCATCTCTACACTTGAGATATGTAATCTTGGGATCGTCGGTCACAAAGTCACCACAACCGAAAACAGTCTTAAAGCCATTCCGACTGATTGTGATGGCAGTTACTTCATTTGGTGTAGTCTGAATAGCCGTTGCAATATCTTCATCACCAACCTTGGTTTCAATGTCCAATGAGGTGACTGAAATAAGCGAAGGATCATACTTGATCTCGCCTTGAAAATGATCAAAGATGAATGGATACAGAAAATTAGTCATGCCATAGATTGGCATTCCTTCGACACTATCATACTGCTTTATGAATTCTTTGGCATCCCAGATGGAATCAAAATCCATTTTACCTACAGACTGACCTGTAGGAGTTCTAAACTTTGTCTCTTTATTAGTAGGAATAAATAAATATGGTGAGTAATCATAAATGCGCTTGACAGGCTTGCCGTTGTCAATACCTCTCACGAGCATTTTATTTTTATTTTGGACTACTGATGTATAAAACTGCATGGCCACTCCTGATTGCTTATATCTTATAAATAACCCATGTTAATAAAAATGTCAACTAAATAAAGGATTTAATTATGTTAAAACTATGGAACTATTTAAAGTCGTGTGTATTCGGAAATAAATTGAGACTTGTTGATGAACTTATTGAAATCATTGAAACTGAAGAGCAACTTGTTGAGGTTGAACCAGTAGAAGAACCTAAACCTAAGAAACCAAGAAAGAAGAAAACCAATGTCAGCGATACTTGAACTTCAGAAAAAGTGCGGTGTGACCGCTGATGGTGTTTGGGGCCCAGGAACTTATAAGGCAGCTAGGGCTTATTTTAAACTTACCAATGAAAGAGCAGCACATTTCTTTGGACAATGTTCACACGAAACTGGTAACTTCAAGGTTTTTGAAGAAAATCTAAATTACTCGTCTGGTGGTCTTTTAAAGATCTTTCCAAAGTACTTTAATCAACAGACTGCTGTAGCATATGAAAGACAACCACAACGTATTGCCAATAGAGTCTATGCAAATCGCATGGGTAATGGTGACGAAGCATCTGGTGATGGTTGGAAGTACAGAGGTCGTGGTGCCATTCAATTAACTGGTAAAGCAAATTATGCTAAATTTGGTCATGCGGATAGTCCTGACAAGGTAGCTAATGAATTAGCCTTTGAAAGCGCTTTATTCTTTTTTGAGCAAAATGGCCTATGGACTATTTGCGATAAAGGTGTAACTGATGCTACGATTACTGCTTTGACAAAGAGAGTCAATGGCGGTACTAATGGTCTTGATGATCGTCTAGCAAAAACCAAACTATTCTATTCTTGGGTCTGACTAAAAAAGAGGGGAATTGCTTCCCCTCTTTTCGTTTTTGTTTATCTTAAAAGAAGCAAACTGCAGCAATTAAAACATAAACAAATGATGCGATTGCTAGACCTGTATATCTAGATATATACATTGTAAATGACATGTTAACTTCCTTCCTCGATTTTGATCTTTGTTGATTTCTTTTGTTCTGGGATAATATAGTCCAGAACAATACGAAGAATCCCATTAATTAGCTCCGCATTGCTTATTTCCACATTGTCATTAAGTGTAAATGTTCGAGTAAATGGGCGCATAGCAAGTCCCTGGTAAAGAACCTGAGGCCATGTCCAATCACCTACCGAATCCTGCTCTGCAGATTCGCCAGACTTAACATTACCACGAACGATAAGCTTTGAATCCTCAAGCTCTAGTTCAAGATCTTGTCGACCAAATCCAGCCACAGCCATTTCGATGACATACTTGTTGTCATCGATCTTCTTGATGTTATATGGTGGGTAGTTGGATGCAGCAAGCTTAAGCGCTTGTTCTGCATTATCAGAAATTCGCTTTATTAGTGGTTCAAACCCAACAAAAAACTTATCGAAATCTTTCATAAACATATTCATGCTCCTTTTCAGCAAGTGTAAAAATAGCTACCCCATTAGGCGATAGCCGAGTTTATTTATATCGGGTTACTCTACAAACCCACGATTATCTTGATATGGTGCCTTTCTGACATGACTGAGTACAAATTCTTTCTGATATTCATCAGCTTCTTTGACTAGTTGATCATCAGATACTTCATCTACCTTGACAATTTGCTCACCTGCAAACATCTGTGAGATTTCACAAGATGTTAGATCATCATCTTCATAAGCACCTTCATCAAGTAAATTCCATTCTTTATTAGCACATTCCGCGGAATCCGCCTCAATAGCATACTTGTGAATAAAAGTTGAAATTGTAGTAATCATAAACTTAGGCATAGTTAATCTCCCAAATATTCATCCATAAACTTACTAACCGCACTTATATATGCGGAACATAATTCCCTTAACTCTTGTTTAGATGAACCACCTTCTTTCATATGTGCCAAACCATAGGCAAGCATATCAAGTGATTCATCAATAAACTCATTACCTGTAGTCACATCACTCATTAAAAAGTACTCAAAAGTAAATCCAGGTAATAAAGAAATGCAGCTGAAGATACAAATCCTAACATAAAAGGCCCTGGTATAATGTTATAAAACAAGAACCTATAAGTTGAAACTGTAATGAATGCCAATGGCAGCATAATAAAAAGTCTATAAAGTATAATCACCATTCTGTTCCTTCTGTTTGATTAGTCTTTTCGTAGATCTGAAACCAATCTACTCCATATGCAGGGCAAATCATAAGCTTATCAGGAAGACCATTTAAGTCCTTTTCACCAAGTTCACCACAAATGAAGTAAACATCACCAACTTTATCAGCAGCAAATGAATGTAGAAAGATCTTATTGTAAAGTTCTAATTCAGACCGAAGCTTTTTGAGCTCACCTGGATATGCTTCTACTTCGTTATTCACGTGTTAATTCCTCCACACTGCTTCCATAAAATCATAGTCGAGATCACCATTCGAGTCTGATAACCTTTTAATTTCTCTCTTGAGCTCCTCGTTTTCCTTTTCGAGTACCTTGATACGAGCAGTCATAATCTCTTCTGGATATACAATCTTCATTTTTAATTTCCTTTAAGCATAGTCATAATGACCTTGAGTTAGTTCTCTACGACGTTTATGGAACTTTATGTGTCCAGCCATAGCAGATGCACACACAAATTTATCACCAATATCGAATGGAATTTCATTCAGATGAAATGGTTTGGTTACTCTATCACCATTGACCCATCCAGTCTGCATCTCAATATAACCACGAGCAGACAGATGCTGACGAAGAGCAGCAAATGCGGGATGGTCTACCGACTTAGAGATAGTACCGCTAGGTCCTGAGCCTGTAGGTGTGACCCATGTGAATGCTTCATTACACGAAGTAAGATAATCTTCATGAATAGTATAACAGGGCGAAAACACCTCCTCGTCTAGGTGAAGCTGCTTTGGTTCTTTACGGATCTGCTCAACGATATCCATCAGGACATCAGCAGAGATTACATTATTCCACGACATTGGCTTCAATCACAAATTTATCACCATCAACAATAACTTTAGCGGTCTTGCACATATTAGTTCGTGTGTAATCACGACCACCATCAATCATTGCACCCTTCTTGGCTACATAGTCATGGCGATACCGAGATACAATGACTTCACCATCTTCACAGATAGAACCAACGATAGGCTCAGAAAAGCAAGACTTAGCGTCTGTAATGTAAACCGAATCATTTTGCAAAAAGATTCCAAAATAGTTGGAATGACCTGCTTCAATGTCTGGATTGTACTGATAGAATACATCTACCGGTGACTCATTCCAAGACTTACCATCAAGTCTCTTTGTACACCAGTATCCCATATACTTGGCATTACGAAGATCTTCGACCTTCTTGATAGAAGCTTCCTTGAGCCAATAGCCATCTTTTGGTGTTTCAATAAACATTATCACATCCTCGACTGAAGTTCAAGATAGAAAAGATTATACTTGGCAAGGCGGTCAATGTCTTTCTGACTGACACCCTTGAGGCGACGGATATCGGTATTGTGCCGAAGGTCAGCCATCTTTACGACCATGGCATCCTTGTTGGAGAAAACCTCTTCCTTATATTCATCGTAGCTTTGACCGGGCATCTTGGTAAGAGCATCAACAGCATCAATAATCCGATCAGTACAACCGAGTTCTTTCAACTGAGCCCAGGTAGTTTTGGTGTCCTCAATCACGTCATGAAGAAGAGCAATACATTGAAGCTCCTCATCGTCGGAGTTGAGAAGAGCCATAACAGCCAGTGGGTGCATACAGTAGGGCTTACCTCCTTTATCATATTGACCATAATGGGCATCCACCATTAGTTTAAGACACTTACCTAATAACTCACCTTTTTTCATATTACATTACCTTGATAGGATGAAAAATCATTTTTATATAAATAAGTATAAATTAAGGAGAGAAAAATGTCAATGGAAATTTTATTTGAAAGATCAAAAAATATTCATATGATAAAAAGATATATTAACTTCATCGAATCTATTGCAAATAGAAATAAAATCGGTCATAAACATCATATATTACCGAAAGCTAAAGATATGTTTCCTGAATATAAAAATTTCGATGATTATCCATGGAACGGAATCGTCTTATCATTAAGAGAACACTTTATTGCACACTGGATGTTATCTAAAATTTTTCCAGGGTCTTCTCAATCTTTAGCATTTTATTATATGTGTAATAAAACATTAAATAAAAACTCAAAAGAATACGAAAAATGTAAACTAATTCACATTCAAAATATGAAAAATATCTACACAGATGAAAGAAATAATAAAATTTCTAAAGCTTTAAAAGGCAAATCAAAATCAAAAGAACATAAAGAAAAATTAATAGGTCATAGTGTTTCAATTGAAACTAGAGAAAAATTAAAAAAAGCAAATTTAGGCAAGAAAAGATCACAAGAAAGTATTAATAAACAAAAGGAATCTTATAAATTAAATGCGAATAATATAGATAGAAGTAAATGTACTTTATCTGAGGACTCTATATTAAAAATGAGTCAAACAAAAAAGAGTAAAAATATGAAATGGTTTAATGATGGAGAAAATAGTAAACTATTTAGTTTAAATGAAGAAATTCCTGATGGGTGGTCAAAAGGTCGAATAATTAAATGGAAGTTTTAATATTGCCGCCCTTGTCGAACTGACCGGCATGTGCGTTGGTAGCCAGAACAAGGACTTTACCGAGGAGTTCGCCTTTTTTTCATTTTCATTTCCTTTTCCATAATTCACCCTACCACGGTTATGGAAAAATGTCAACCCTCAAAGTACATCTCCATATTTTGAGTCGAGTAGAGTATCCTCGATCTTAAACCGAATGACATTAAACCAAAACTCAGTAAGAGTCTTAATTGTATCTTTCATACGAATCTTGAGCTGTTCAAAATCCGTATCTCTAGCACCCATAAACCACTTATCATGGTATCCGTCGACATCATCTTGGTCAAACTTAGAACACTTCCAATCGTATTTTTCACCGATGCGTACAAATCGTTCCCAGAAAAGCATTCCTACATGTTCTGGTCGATCAACTGTGATATGTGCTTCAAAGTATAGTCTAGCTTTTGTCATGTTATCTACTCCGCTAGTGACGAACAATTTGCCCGAGAGCTTGTTCAAAAATGTCCATCAACCAGGTCCACTTCCATTACCCCAAGCATTTACTGGTCCTTCATAACCAGTTGCTTCCCAACGAGCCTTGATCCGAGCATCTACTTCCTCAAAGGACAGAGGAGCATAATCTGTGTGCTCAACTGAGACACACAGGTAACGAGGATCAATTTCCTTCTTGTAAACCACACTATCCATACAGAACTGAGAAGAATTCTCTTCATCTACCACTTCACGCATAACCTCATTTGCATGAAGATGCCCATGACAATTCACACGAAACCGATCAGTCACACTATCAGGATGGAGTGGGATATGTGAAAGAATGAACTTATCCACAAACACACGAACACCATACAGTGAATCAAAACCAACGTCACGATAGTCCTGATCCTTGAAGATATCATGATTGCCACGAACCAGGCGCTTCTTACCATTCAGTCGCTTGACATGATGCAGTGACTTCTTGTTGATAACAACATCACCCAGATGGTAAACAACATCGTGAGGGCCGACCTTGGCATTCCAACGCTCGACCATAGTCTCGTCCATCTCTTCCGTAGAAGTAAATGGACGCAGAGGATCTCCGTTAGGGCGTTTGAACTTTTCCCACGAATTGGTATGACCCCAGTGGGTGTCACTGATTACAAAACGATTACTCATTTACATTTGTCCTACAGTACCGGCAATAACTGCCGAGTTATCTTTAGTCTCTTGACACTCGGGAAGAGTCTTATTCTTCTCACACATCTTTTCGTGAGTATAGACTTCGGTGCCGGGAGAAACATCAACCGATGGAGTCCACATCAGTGCAGCAAGCAAAGTGATGAACAGAATGATAATTAATGTCCTCATATTCTTAGTCTAACCTATTCTGATAAAAATGTCAACAAAAAAGTGCGGCAGACTGAACCACCGCACTTTTTTAATTTTTAAAGTTGATTTTACTTACGGAAGATAAACTTGCGGATTGCCCACCAGATTACGGCAATGAGAAGAACCAGAACAATGATCTGTACAATCACGGAAATAATATACCCAAGAATACCACCATCATATCCATAAGCAGGAGCCGCATAGCCTGGCTGACCCATCATAGGAGCGCCAGCATATCCGCCACCGCCATTTACATACACAGGTGTCTGATGCCGATCCATTGCCCACATCCAGAACCAAGGGCTATTGAAAGTGCCACCACCGCCATATCCGCCACCGTAGTTGTGGTTGACGTAGGTGTTACCACCATAAGGGCGCCCATAGGTTGCTGTAGGACGACTGACCACAGTCGACTGAGCGGGTCGTGATGTATTATATGACGGCCCGGAAGAGAACCTAGGAGACGCCGGTGTGGTTCGTGTGCTCGTATAAGACGGAGTCGAACGGTATGTGGTTGTAGGACGATAG